AATGATGCTGACATCGGTGTAAACGTACAAGCATACGATGCTGACATACCTGTAGTGGTTGCCAGTCAAGCAGAGATGGAAGCTGGTACAGTTACAGCTAACCGTACTATGAACCCAGCAGGTGTTAAGCAAGCTATTAATGCACTAGTAGGCGCTACTGAAATCACAAGCATGTCAAACAGTATGATTAACGTCGTGTTATTTATCAGAGCTGGTAAGCTATTAAGTGCAACCGGTAGTAGTGCAAGCAACCCCAACCATTGCTCAGGCCGTGGACTTGATGCTACGCAAGCGCTGTACTCTTTACAGCACACAACAGAAGTCACATTCCCTAGTCAAGTTGCAGGCACAACGGTAGTGCAAGCAGGTGGTGATGGACTTCAACTTGCTTATGCAAGAATGAGTAACAACTACCTCTATGTCTGGGGCAAAAACTCAACTGGCTCTTTAGGTCTGGGTAACACTACTGCTCAAGGAACTCCTGTGCTTGCGTTAACTGACTGTACAGAAGTGTATGACGACAATACTTGGGGCGGGTACAACACTGCTAAAGCCAATCTTTTTGTTAAGCGGGAGGATGGATTTGTCTATGCTGCTGGGGATAATAACTACGGTGAGTTTGGTCTTGGGAATACTACCCAGTTTAACACATTTCAAAAGTTAACTTGGATTGGAACTAACCCCAAGTTTGTTCGTGGTGCTGAGGGACGTGCGGGTAGCCTGTTGGTACAGAAGTCTGATGGAACTATCTGGACTGTTGGGAATGGTACTAACGGCACAAGGTTTGATAGTCTATCTACCAACACATCAACCGCAACAGATGTTACTACTGCTCTGGGTGGGTCAACTGCCGGGGACGTAATCTTCAGTCATTATAAGTATGCTTATTTCACCACATCGAGTGCAAACCTGCCGGGCGCTAGAGTGGTAAGAAGGGATAGTAGTAACGTTACAAGAATGTTTACGGTTGGGAGTAATGGTTTCGGTCAGTTAGGTAACGGCAACACAACTACCTCAACAACACCCTACGAAGTCGCTGGCATGGGAGATATTGCTGATATCACAGTTAACGGTGGTGCAGTACCGTCTATATATGTACTCAGGACTGGTGGAGATTTGGTGGTGTGGGGACGTAATAATGATGGTCAGTTAGGTGTGGGTGACACAACCAACAGGACTTCACCTACGGTTGCTGCAACTGGCGTTACAGAGATAATGACCAAGAACTCTGTCTCTAACACTTATGAATACCGCTACTCCATGTTTATACGCAAGGGTACTGATATTTATGGGACAGGGTATAACACATACTATGACTTAGCGGATGGTACTACAGCTACTAAGACCTCCTTTACACTGAACCCACTACTTTCAAATGCAACAGATAGAGTTAAGATGGTGGGTCGGATGGTTACTAGCGCCCAAGCCGGCGCGTACATAGCTGTACTAGAGAGTAACGATATTATGGTTTGGGGTTACGGTGCGCAACAGGCGTTCGCTATGAATGAGACTGGTTCTGTAAGGTTCCCAATCAAAATGAAAATTCTATAAGGTAATATTATGTCATACATAAGAGTAGATAACAATGTAGTAACCACTGCGGGGATGGTTCACCCTAACCCTAGTGATGATAGTTGGTTTGAGTACGGTGGCCCAATCCCTCAAGGTTGGTTGATGTGGGATGAGCAGACAGGTACTGTAGTTGTAGACCATGAGGCAGGCAAGGAGTCTCTGAGAGCTATAGCTAAGGATGTACGTGAGGAGGACTTACTTGGATTGACTCATACACTTACGGATGGGTCTGTTATACAAGTGAGGCCACAAGACTACCAGTACCTGTCTCTGGCCATTCAAAGGGGTCTGGCTATAGATTGGGTGCTTGAAGATAATACAGTCCGTCTAACGAGCATACAGGAGCTTACAGAAGCCCTTGACTCAGGGTTAAATCAGGGTGTTGCAATATGGAGTACATATACGGAGGTAATAAAAGATGACTAGTGTGGTACTCTGTCACGGCTTCAATGTATCAGATGGGGGTAAGGATACCACCGACAGCTTGCGTGAACTTACAGAGGCTTGCGGGTACACTGTGCTTGAAGCAGACTACGGGAAGTTTGGTTTGTTTGCAGTAAGATACTTCTCAGATAACGTAGCTAGTGTTATAGCTGGTATGGCCCCTAGCGGTTCTGTAGGAGTAGGTCACAGTAATGGCTGTAACATATTGTTACAGGCTGCCGAGCAGGGCGCTTCATTCGATAAGCTAATACTCATTAACCCAGCACTGGACAATGACTTTGTTGTGCCTAAACAGGTTAAGCATGTTGCTGTGATTTGCAACAGCGAAGATGACGTGGTACAGCTATCCAAGTTTATCCCGTTCCATAGATGGGGTAACGCTGGCAAGGTAGGATACAAGGGCGATGATGACCGTGTAAAGAGCTATGAGTTCAAAACAGGTGGCGATAATGCGCATAGTGACGCATTTACGACTGAAGGATTTGGCCAGCTATTCGTCGGCCTTCTAAAGCGTGATGAGTTATGAGCGTGTACGAGTACTTCAGTGATGAGGAGCTAACATGCCAATGTGGCTGCGGGCGGATGGAGATGGACGCACAGTTCATGCGCAAGGTTGTCAACGCTAGGATAGCTCTCGACTTCCCTTTCGTTGTGACAAGTGCCTACAGGTGTCCGGAGCATAACAATACCGTGTCGAAATCAGGGTATAATGGCCCCCACACATTAGGCCGGGCGCTTGACATTCGAGCCAATTCCAGAGCCAAGAATTTAGTGTTGAGATATTTCATTAACGAGGGCTTGACACGTTTCGGCGTGGCTCGCTCATTTATTCACTTTGACGACTTGACTGAGCAAGATTTGTTCGACGAAAACGTCTTGTGGACTTACTAACGAATGAGTGATAAGCATTCACCAATAGGGCCACCACAATGCAGATTGACGAGCAGATGACAGCCATGAGTGACCGCATAGATGCTATTCACATCAAGCTGGACGCGCACAACAACACACTTGACTCACATATTGTGGATTTTGTTAACCACGAAGCCGAGGAGGTTCACCGCCACCAGCAGTTTTTAGACTCACAAACCAAGAATACCGAAGCAATAACCGCGCTAACAAAGAGCGTGTCGGGCGTAATTGAGGTCTATGAGACAGCGAACAGTCTGGGCAAGTTCATTAGGTGGTCGGCCAGCATAGTGGTCGCGGTGGCCAGTGCGGCCATTTACTTTAATTCAGTGAGGTGAGTTATGTTCGGTGAGTACAAGTTTGCAGAAACATTATTCGCTACGTCACTCGCTGTAAAGCAGTGGCGGGAATTGTGCCGTAAGGCAACTGTCTGGACTACAGTCAATAAGTCTATCATCTCAATAAGTAAATGCCTGTAAGGGGACACCATGCCATTAGAATCAACCACAACAATTGCGGGTCTTGATGACTCATATCCATTAGGCGGCGACCCTACAAACAAGGGCGATGACCACTTGAGGTTAGTCAAGTCCGTTCTTAAACTTATACTACCCGGCGCTGCTGGTAATGGCTTTGCCATTCCAATCGTGGCGACCGAGGTAGAGCTTAACTATCTGACAGGGTTAACATCAAACGCTCAAGCCCAGTTTGACGCTATTGGTGTCACGCTTACCTCGCTAACTGGGGTATTATCCGCTCCTGTAGGCACTCGTATGGCCTTCCATCAAACAGCAGCCCCAACCGGCTGGACTCAGGACACAAGCAAGAATGACTACATGTTGCGCGTCGTATCAGGTACTGGCGGCTCCTTTGGCGGTACAGATAGCCCAATACTAAACAACACTGTTCCGACCCACTCACATACCACTACGGTCACAGACCCCGGGCATTTTCACGGCACTCGTTTTGACAACACTGCCGGTATTGACAATGATTACTACGGTTCAGGCAGCAGGCATAAAGGGGTGAATAATGGTTTTAATACAGGCTCTGCTGTTACTGGCATCTCTGTCGCGGTTGCCGATAATACCGGTGCAGACTGGACTCCGAAGTACCTTGATATCATCATAGCGGTTAAAGATTAGTGGCCATTGATGTCGTCATAACGTGTCCGCTAGGCTCGACCTGCGAGGAAATTGTTGGCGGCAAGATACATCGCTGTGGATGGTATACTGAAATGAAAGGTATCGATGCCAACGGCGAAGACCAGAACGACTGGAAGTGCGCTATGGCTTGGATGCCGATACTGCAGGTAGAGGTGGCGGGGACTCAGAGAGGGGTCGCCGCATCAATAAACTCTATGCGAAATGAAAATGTCAAGAGACAGGACTTAGCACTTAAAGCAATAAACGAGGCGAGTACAGATGCCAGAATTATTAAAACTTAGCAACGCGGGCGTCAAGGGTATTAACTCTGACGTGAAACCGTGGGAGCTAGAGCCGGAGTACATCACCTCTGGAGCAAACTTTCGCATCTTCGCTGGCGCAATACGTGCGTCCGGCGGAAGTGAAACGTGGTCAGCAGCGACCACGCCAGCACTTACATTTAATCCGGGCTTCATAATCCCTGTAGCGTCAACGTCTGCTGATTATTGGATGGCGGCTGGCCGTAGCGATGTCAAAGTGTTTGATGGGGCTGTATGGACCTCTATCGGCTCGACAGAGGGTTACAGCGGTGTTGGTGTAAATGACGAGCTTAATTGGACCGGGTGCATGCTTGGTTCCATCCCTGTCATCAATAACCCGCAAGCACAGCCAGAGGTTTGGACGCCTCAGTCTCCGGGGCAGATACTGACACCGTTGCAGTGGGACGCTACAAATACGTGGCAGGATAAAGGCTTTAGCTTCAAGGTTATACGCTCTCACAAGAACTTCTTATTTGCTCTCAATTTATCGGAGGGTTCTGCCGAGCTACCTAACTCATACAGGTGGTCCACGGCTGCTGATATCAATGGCCTCCCATTTACTTGGGACGAGACTGACTTGTCGGCCTTGGCCGGTAAGGCTCAGATTGGTGGTGATTCAGGAACAATCATTGATGGTCTGTCATTGCGCGACGCTTTCGCTATCTATTCCGAGAACGCTATCACTATGCTCGACTTCACGGGTGATGAGTTCGTGTGGAAAGCGCGAGAGCTGTCATCAACCATTGGTCTACTGGCTAAGGATTGTGTTACCGAGGTTAAGGGTACGCATTTCTTTCTATCTGATGGCGATATCGTTAAGAACGATGGCAACAGGATTGACTCGATAATTCATAACAGACTGCGCCGCAGACTGGCA